ATAGACGCGTACGTACTTACACTGATCCTGCTTATGGTAAGATCGGATTGTGTCGAGGTGTTACCACTATTAGTACGTATTTGGTGTTCAAGTAAATCAATAGTATCTGCTGGTAGTGTGTACTGTGTGGTGCCCTGCACTAGGTTTATCGTACCAGAATCAATAGTCCACATATTGATGCCACGGTTTTGCCACTCAATCGTCATCAAATTCATGGATCGTCTGGCAGTGCGTAAGTCGTAGCCAGAACGCATCTCGCGGCCCGCACGTTCCCATGCTTCCTCCGCTATCTCGGTGAAGTCCATATCGAACGCTGTGGTGCCTGATGTCGTCATTTCTTACGCCTCTTTAGCGGAGATACCCGTCTGGGCTTACCCGCTGGTTGTCCTAAACGCTTCTTCTGCGCTATACGCTTGCTTTTCTCAGCCTTCGTCATTTCCCCGCTAGTTTTTGGAGTTTTGCTAGAAACTCGTTTAGATGGTCTACAGTACGGTGTACCTCGGCTTTCACCTTTTTTACGACCACACGGCTTACCCGTCTTAACATCTTTCCAGTCCTCCTTGAACCAGCGTTTAAGTGCAGCACCTTTTGCGGTTTTGCGAACAGCCATTACTTGCCCGCCTTCTTCTTTCTACATTTTGCGATGGCCCCACTCGCATACGCGCTTGGGAACACCTTGTACGAAGCCTTTACTTTGTGGTAACACGCATCCTTGACGGTGCCGCCCTTCTTGTAACCTTTGCTACATTTAGAACAGCCACAGCTACCGGATTTGTAATACCTACGCATCAGCGCATCTTACAGACTTTACCGCCACGGGCCATGCCGTAGCCGCGGATTTTACCACCAGACTTCATCTTCTTGACCTTACCGCCAGCCATCATACCGCCTGTAAGACGCTTAAAATCCTCTGGGCTATAGTTTTCTTTTGGGTCGATCCCACGCGTACTACCACTCGGCATACCACCAATAGTCTCAGGTCGTAGTTTAGGACGAGGACTTGTAGCATTCGGACGTTTCATAGGGCGGGGGGAAGTCATAGGTGCAGCAGAACGCTTCTTCGTAGGGCGCTTTTTCGGGCGCTTTTTACCGAGTTCATCCATATCTACACTCATTCCAGCTTGATATTTTTTCACTTTACCACCTTTCTTGAATACGCCGCGGCCCTTCAGGACATCAGCTTGTGTTACTTTACCGTCACCTGTCAGATCAGGCATACCACCTTTTTTATAACCTTTTGCGGGTTTGTTCATAAACTTTTTCGCAACCTCTTTAGATATACCCATTTCTGGGTCGTTATACGCCATAGCCATAAACTTACGTTGTTTTTCAGACTTCGCAGGCACTAGCAGTTCCACTTCCGTAAACTCTTGTTAATACGGCTATTTGGGTCGTTAGCCGTCTTTGCGCTCGTATTACGTTTCTTCATGCCCTTCATGCGTGCGCAGAAAGACTTCCGCCGATTAGCGGCCTTAGAACCTTTTTTGAGCTTGCTGGGCTTAGTAGTAACCGCGGTCTTTAATTTACTGCCGGGGTTAGCTTTTCGATAACTAGCGACACCTTTAGCGTTCAAGCCGCCAGACTCGCTTTTACCTTCTTTGCGCTGCCAAGCGGGAGACTTTACTCCCCCACCCTTTTTATAATATGCCCGCATAGCACCCTCCTAGCTATAGAAGAAGGTCATGGCGGTTATATTAGTAGCCGCGGATACATAAACGTCTGAAGAACAGCGGATGCCATCATCAGGGATGTTAATTGAGTGCGAGTCGGACGCTAGAAAATCAATATCCAGCACTGTAGTGCCTCCGTTACCGTTGGTAACTGTAAGACGCCCCGCACCTGCACCTGTTAAAACTTGTACCTGACGAACTCGCGCTGGGCCTACACCTAACGATCCTGCGCCTGTTACACGTTTGGTTAATACATCAGAAGACATATGTTAGTCCTTCTTCTTTTTAGGACGACCACGCTTCTTGGTAGCAGGTTTATCTTCCCATGCCTCATTTACATCAGGCGTAGAAGGATCGTCTGCTTTAAGCGTACCATCTGTGTTACGGGCACGGACTTTAGATGTCCCCAAACCACGAGCTGCTAGTTCTTCTTCGCTAGGCGGTTGAAACCGATCACTCATGCTTCACCCCCTTACGCTGCTGCGATTGTGGCACCTGTGTCAGAACGCTTCCAGTTTGTTCCGTCAGAGAAAGCCAAGATAGCGGAACCAGCCGCACCGTTTGAAACGAACACAACTGTACCTGCACCTGCAGAAGAAGCTGATGGAGCGTTAGCTACGGTATAAGTTGGAACTTTAATATCACCAACAAAGCCGTTGGTAGAGGTCACTGGACCTGAAAAGGTAGTATTCGCCATGAATATGTCCTCACATGCGAGTTAAGTGAATCTGTCTGCATGTCGTCAGTCGGGCCTGTCAGATTCACGGGATGCTCCCGATAATTAACAATATACCACTACATAACATAATATGTCAACAAAAAGAAAGGGGCCACCGAAGTGACCCCTAACATAGTCTATGTGACCTGCCTTACGCTCCGGGCGAACCGAAGATACCCAGTGGGTCAGATACACCGAAGCTGTAACGCTCACGGGCTTTATAGCGGCTGTTGCCTGTATCGAAGTCAGCATCCATCGAAGTCGCCATTGGCGCACGAGTGAAGTGCTTCAGACCGTTTGGTACGTCAGTCATCAAGAACCAAGCATTGGTGTCTGTCAGATAGTGGTTGACCGCATAGCCTTCAGGGATTGACCCGTTGTTGCGTAGTGCGTTCAAATCGTTATCGGCAGTACCGACACGACCTTCTGTCTCTAGGAGACGAGTTGCCACGAACTGCAGTGCTGGTGGGATAATCAACTTACGTGGTTGTGATGCGATAAGCAAACCACGCTCGTCTGTCCAACCCGCGATCTGAATAACTGCTGCTTCAAGCGATGTCTCGTTGAGGTCAGCCGCTACTGCTGGCGTGTTAGAGTTAGTTCCACCAGATACCAATGGGTGGTCGGTAGCACACAAGGATTTACCGTCACCGTATGTGGTGCCTGCGGCGAAGGCGTTGTTAAGAACTGCAGCAGCCTTAACTTGCTTCGTGTACGCCATGGCACGAGCCAGTGCTTTAGTATAACGAGATGACAATGAGTCATACAGGTTATCCTCAATAGCTTCCTCAGTGATTGAGAAACCCATCGCAACTGTTTCGTGTGTGTAGCGTGCAGTCCATGCTTCTTGAGCATTGTCATACTCAATCGCGGAACCTTCACCTTTAACTGGCGCTGCTGAAAAACCGGATAATTTGGTTTCTTCCTCGAATGACCGATCTGACGATTCGGTTTCAAAGATTTCAGCGTGTTCTTCGCCATATTTTGCGTATTCCATTCCGAACAATGCGTTCAGGCCGGGGAGCAGCTCTTTAAGTAGCTGGGCGCGTGAAATAGCCATTAGTTAATCTCCTTATACGCCAGTAGTGTTACTGTACTGGTGACCTGCGTTCCATTTAACGTAAGCCTCAGTGTAACCACCACTTGTGTTTTTGGTTTCTTCAACCAAACCGATGATACGGAACGGCAACGTGTTAGTAGTTGCTGATGTATCAGAAATAGCACCACGCGAGTTACCCGAAGTCGAGTCACCTGTGTTGTCTACGCCTGCTACGTTTGCGCCGATATCGGTTATCGCTAGATCACCAATAGTTGTACCTGAAGAAACAACAGCGGCTTTGAACAGCAGGTCAGTAGCGTCTGCTACGTAAGCCTGAATGTCGCTTGCGACTGTGTTTGCAGGATAAGATTGGCTGTATAATTCATAACCCAAATTTGGATCAGTGTATTTACAACCCATGAAAACACCAACAGGTGTCATTGCAGCATCGAACGGGTCACGTTCAACAGTGCCTCCGGTAACCACTTTAACGGCATCACCAAAGAAGATGCTAGTGTCATAACCACTGGCAATACTCATTTGACGATAGACGCCCCCAACAAAGGGAGTGCCGCTTAGTAGTTTTACCGGAACCAGACCGTAAGGTCCGCTAACAGAAGGATAAGCCATCTAAAGCTCCTAAGATTAAGTTCCTTTACCGAAAGTAACCTTCGTCTTCCGTTCATTAAACAACGGCATACGAGGATCATTTTCTCTCATAAGGTTGTTGTCAACAGAGTTCATCTGAGCTTGTGCCTGTTCGTTATAGTAGGCGTTCCGCTCTTCGACCATCTCCTTCGGAGCCTTACACAACATCAAACCACCGATAACCACATTGTCCTTGAAGCGTTCTTGCTCAATCGCAACAATGGTAATTTCTGGATGATCCGACGCCTTTACAGGCTCCCAACCTTCACGAAGTTTTGAAGAAACGTTTGTGGCATCGACCTGACCCTGTGTACTTACGCGTACCCAGTGAAAATCATAGCCCGGCTCGGGATTGGGAGAGGGTAATACCTCGGGGCGCGTCCAAGCCTTTTTACGAACTGTACGTTCGCGGGTTTCTAATTCACGGTTAATCCGATTCTCAGCCATTTTGTTTCCTCATATCTAATGCAACCTGTTTGGCGTATTGTTGAGGCGTTAACCCCAACCTCTTAGCGAGCTGAACTTGGGTCTTGGTCAGTGTTACCTTTTTAGGGGCTGTGCTCCGCGTTGCGGGTGCCACTACCTGTGTCTTTCGCTTCGGTTCAGCATCCTCGAACTGGTCGGGGAATACTTGACGCATACGAGTATCAATCGTCTCGTAGTATTCATCACTTTGCGGGCTTACGCCCTGTTTGACAAGTTTACTATGCAACCCCAGCGCTAAACTCGTCATCTCATCATCGCTGCCAAACCACGAATTGTTCTTTTGCCAATTTGCGGCCCGTTCATCGACCTGTACTGCCGGGGCGGGTTCTGGTTCTGGTTGTACAGGAGTTTCTTCGTCCTGTAAAGCAGGTAATTTAAAGTTTGCTAACCTATCGGCCTTTAACTTAGCAGATGTTAACTTTTCTTGCGCTTCAAGCACAGCTTCTGAATCACCGGACTCATACGCTTCTTTGTATGAGCGTTTGGCGGCTTCAGTTTCTATGGCTGCGTTCTTCTTAGCCTGCTCAAGCAACGCCGTCTGGTTCTTGTTAACGTTGCCCTTTAGCTTCTTATTCTCTTCCATAAGCTGCTGTGTGACGCGTTCAAGCTCTTGGCTTTGACGCATGGCCTCTTCTTTGGCCCTACGCTCGTCATGGTAGCCTTTGGTAAAGTGTTTTATCCGCTTCTGAACTTGTTCCGAATACTTCTCAAGCTCTTCGTCAGTGACATCTTCGGGAGGCTCTGACGGTTTACGGTTGCGGTCAGCTTTTGGCGTGTCATCAACAACCTCAATCTCAAGGTCGTCATCAGCACTATCCTTTTTGCTTTCAGGTTCAGGAGCTGGTGCCGCGTCTTCTGCGAAATCTTCCGCAGTTTTCTTACCAGTAACGTCGATCTCAACTGCGCTAGTTTCTTCAATATCCACATTTTCATCATCAGTTTCTGGGAACTCAAATTCTACTTTTTGAAATGCCATGATTACGCCCTCTGTATGCCCGATGGATCAGCAACGACAGCCTCAATGGAATCGTCGTTCATCAACCTATATTCTACACCACCTACGGTGAACCGTGTGCCCGAGTTCATACGGAACATCACAAAGTCACCTTCTTTACACCAAGGTCCGTTAGGGAAGCGCTCTTCATCCCCGTAGGCTTGGTCACCCATATCCACAACAAGTCCGATTATCGACATAATATGATCCCGAGACCGTTCTGAATCGGTCTTCAAGATACTCGTACCTTCATAGGTTTCTTCTGCTTGTGGTAATGCTACAAGTACGCGGTAGCCCACAGGTTTTGGGAGTTGTAACTCCAGTTCAGCATCGCTGATTTTAACTGCTGCTTCAGTCATCATCGTCATCCATATAGTTTTTCGCAAGGTCTTCAATGTAAGATTTGGTGGCTTCGAGACCCCGAATTAAGCCAACAACTTCCCTATAGTTCGCATAGTCTTTAGGTGACCCTGCGTGTAGGAAACTCTGTGCAGACGATATATCGCCGTCGATTTTATCTTTCAGCACGTCAAAGACGGTTTTTGCCATAGTGTGTTATGACTCCTTTTTAGGTTTCTGTGCGGACTGTAACATCCGTGCAGCTTCAAGGCTCATCTTGTTACGCTCGGCACGCGTGGCCTGTTCTAACTTGACGCCCTTTTCTTCTGCTTCTATCGCAACCT